GGCGCTCCCCGTCCAAGAGCGAATACGCAAACCAGAGCACCTTACCCGTCGTCTCGTTGCGAATGCTGTAAAAGGTCGCACTCGTGCCGCCACTACGGTAGATTTGGATCGTCGGGAAAGCGGCTTCTGTGCCCTCATTTGTGACGGTCTCTAGTCCCGCAAAGTTCAGTGTTCCGGTCGTCGTCCAGCCTACCCACAGATCATAGTTGCTGATAACAACCGGGTCCGCTGCGCCCGGCTGAATGTGACTCACCTGTCCGCCAGTAAAGGAACAATCCACGTGTGCCCAGCTTGCGCCATTCCAGGTAGCAACGCTAGGCACAGTCAATCCACCTGCTGTCGTAAATGTACCCCCGGCTACATATAGCAACCCGTCTGGGGCAAGTTCTAGCGAAAGCGCGCTTGCGTTCAGTCCAGTGCTCAGCGCCGATATGGCGATGCCATTCCACGAGGCAATGTAGTCTGCGTTTGGTTCTCCGCCCGCGTCCGTGAATCCACCCGATAGGTACAAAAGATCATCGTCCGCCATCTCGAAGGCGGTCGTCACTGCATTAAGTTGAACGACAGCATTCCAGTTCGTACCATCCCACATGGCTATGTAGTCGGCTCCTGGTATATTGGCGAATGTGGTAAACGTGCCGCCCACGTAGATGTTATCTTGACTGTCGATGGCAATTGGGTCGCATTCTGTAATTGCAGCCGCGCCTGCCGCCGGCGTCCCCACAGCATTCCAATTCGTGCCATCCCACATGGCAACATAGTCTGCGTTCGCAACGCCAGCTAGTGTGGTAAAAAGGCCGGTAATATACAGATTGCCCGAACTATCGAACGCCATATCATAGATGCGCGTAATAGCTGCGCCGCCTGCGTTGGGCGTGCCAACTGCGTTCCACGCAGCCCCGTCCCAGTAGGCGATATAGTCTGCCGCTGCCACGCCGCCCGCATTCAAAAATTGTCCGCATACGTACAAGTTGCCGTTGGGCGCTGTAATGATCTGCTCGACACTGTTGTTTAGTCCGCCGCCAACTGCTGCCCACGCAGAGGTGCTGGGCGTGTAAGACACGATGTAATCTGCTGCGGCAATAGCGTCAAAATTCTGAAAGTTGCCGCCCCAATAAATTGTACGGTCGGGATGAACCTCAATCGCGTTGATGGTCCCAAATGGACCACCGACGGCGGGCGGACCAAGCACATTCCATTGTCTCGTCGAGCGCAGGCGGGCCGCTACATCGCGCCGATTGCCGCTAGTATCATTGCTATCTAGATCGTCCCCGGATTCTCCGATTTCGGTAAAGTCGGGGTCGGTCGCCAGGAATCGCAGCGCGACGTTTTGCTCCAGGCAGGGAATGACGCCCCGGATGCGCCCTTCCAGCCCGGTCTCATAGTAGGCATCGATCTGTTTGTCTATAGCTGCACCCGTGTACCGCAAGCGCACAGGTTGCGCATTTGGCACTTTGGACGGGTTGAGGTCTTCGATCAATGCCCGCCGGTTGGCATGCAGGTTCTCCAGACTCGTGCCGCGTATCCAACCGCTTAGCGCAAAGGGCCGCACGTTCGTTTTGACGCTGTTTAGCTCGCCGCCAGGTAGAATGGCATAGCGATCTACGTTGAGCATGATCGGTGACATGCCCGCGCCCACCATTCCACCGATGTCAAAGCTCATATCCTCAAAATCAACGAGCGTGCCGCCTGCTCGGCTTTGGGCGCTGCGCTGACTATTCGAGTTGTGTTGCGCGCCCAGCCATTCACAGCCTTCTTGTTCCCCGTCACAGTAGGTTGTGACGGCGCTCTTGAGTTCGACCTGCACTCCGTCAAAATCACCGGTGATCACCGGTGCGCCGGTGATGAACACATATACGACCAGCGTATCCCCAGTTGCGTTGGCGGTTAAAACCGGCGTCTCCAGATACACCAGCTCACCGCTAGTCGTGCCTACTTGTGCGTCGCTCACCTCCTGATATGCGCCCACACCTGCCGCCTTGGCGAACAGCAACGTCCCCGTTGTCCCCGCCGAGCAGCGCACCCAGGCAGATGCGATATAAGTCTGCGCATTGACAGAGGTTATGGTCAGAGTGGACGATAGGCCCCAGCGATCCCCATTCGCCCCTGCGTTCTTTTGCAAGGCCAACGAGTAGGCTCCATACTTCTGGTACGTCGTGGATCGGTTGCGTGCCCCGCCTGCAGCGCCGGTCGCGTAGTTGGCCCAGCCATCGGTGATATTGTGCTCAAATGAGGGATTGCGCACATAGTTGATCGTAGCCTCTGGTCGAATGTACTGCCAAATGCCCATCAGCGTGTTCCTAGTGATTCCATCAGCGCGAATTCTGCGCCCACGCCCATCGACGTGGCGGCTGAATTCACTGTGAGGTTGTAGTTGGTCGTGCTATTGTCGAGAATCTGCCCGGATCGTGACGGGATGAACATCTCTGGCCCACGCTCGCCGACGAGGTAGGGCACGCCGGCGGAGACGGGGCCGCCGTGTTGGCGGGCAAGGCCGCCCTGTGTTGGTCCGGCCACGTCTGGCGTTGCCAGTTCTGTGCGAATGGCGATCACGTGCTCTGTAGGCAGCTCATTGAATCGTTGCATGAAGAAGTCAAAGAAGCTGGTAGCCTCGCCTTCCATAATGGCAATCATCGCGGCCCACTCGCGTTCCTGGGTATTCATTGCCTCCACGGCGTCTTGCGTGATCAGCCCATATTCCTCGCTGATTTGCATGCGCATGCGCGTAATGAATTGCGCCTCTTCGCGTGTCAACCCATCGGCGGCTAGCGTCATCTCAGTGTAGGCGTTAAAGTGTGCCAGCACCATTCGGCCCAGGCTCTGCCGCTGGGCCTCCTCTTGCGCCGCCTGCGACTCCTCCAGGTTGGTCAGCGATTCCGCGTACCGCTCGTCCTCCTCTGCCAGCAAGGCGTCTGTGTTCTGTCCAGCCACGGTGACATAGCCTTGATGCGCACGCCCCAGCAAATCCTCTTGCTTTGCGATCTGCTGCTGTAGGGCACGGATGGACTTCTCCGTTCGCGCACGGTCCAGGTCCGATGTCTCCTCATTAAACTCGGCCTGTCGCTCTAGCAGCCCTTCCAGCCGCCCGCGCGCAATGCGCAATTCCAGGCGCAAGTTTTCCTCGTCTACGCGCACCTGGCGCGCGCGTCCCTTCTCTGCGATCTCTGCCAGCGCCTCTTGGTGGCGTTGCTCGATCTCCTCTCGCCTATCCGCGAATTGTTCGGCGCTGTCCGCTACGCTCTTCTCGAATGAGGTGTATTGCGTCGCAAAGTTGATGTGCGCCTCTGATAGGTCCCGCGCGATAGCAATGGCTGCCTGTTCAGCAGCACGCTCCTCTTCATCCAGCGCTGCGCTTGCCTCTAGTACCGTCCGCATAAGTTCGTCCTGGGACGTGATTCCCTCTCGGCGGATCGCCTCTGATGCTGCCAGCACAGTATGCATCAGGTCGCCCTGGCTGATGACTTGATCGTTGAGAGACTGTTTCACCTCGTCGGAGACATAGGATAGCCCCGCCGAACTGCGCTCTGCCTCTTCAATGGCTAGCGCCATTTCGGTATAATTCCGTGTGGCAGTGTTCGCTGCCGCCGCTGCTGTTTCTTGCTCTCGCTGCGTGATTCCAGATTGATAGTTAAGCGCGGCCAAGTTGCCGATCAGCCGCCCAATCTGTCCATTGGAGTCCTGGATGGCGCTAGGCAGATTGCGGATCGTCGTGGTGAGCTTGTCGGTTCCCATATCTGCTGCGACCATCTGGACCAGCGCCTCGCCCATCTCCACCTTGGCATCCTGCCACGCCGCCGTCACCTTGTCCACTTTTGTAGCGGTTAGTTCACTGGTGTCACCCAGTCGCATCAACGAGATACGCCCTTGCTCCAAAACGGCCAGCTTGAACGCCTCGTCCAGATCGTAGCCTGCTTCTTTTAGCTCCTCGACGCGAGCGCGTACCTTGCCGCTACTGATGCCAAAGTTGTCGAGACGGGGAATCGATCTGTTCGCAAGAAGCGCCGAAAAGTCGGCCAGGCGGTCGCCTGCCCCAGCCGTTTGATCACCCAACTTGGTGGCAATCGCGGCCATCGTCTCCATTTCGTCGGCGTTCTGGACAAGGCCCATCTGGAGCATTTTACCCGCGCCTGCCATTGCATCCATCTTGGAAATTGCGCCGTCGGTTGCGCTCTGGAATGCCTCTAGGAATTGCGCAGCCTCTTCGCTGCCCCCAGCAAACGCCTCAAAGCGATGCGTGACGGCTTCTGATCGCACGCCAAGATCGAATAGCTCTTTGGTCACAGCTGGGATTTGCTGTAGCGCCGTGACGCCCATCGATGTGAGGCTGCTCGTGACGCCCATGATCGCGCCTTCGAGCAACTTGGCAGGTTCTAGCCCTTTGCCGATCTCGTCAAAGGTCTCTTCAAATCCGCTCTTGGCACTCTTGAGCGCCGGGCCAGTCTTATCCTCCCCGACGATCTCAACTTCAATTGTGTTTCGACGCGCCATCTATCCGCTCCGGGCTACCTTGATCTCTAGGTTCTGCATTTGTAGGTCCGCCATCGCTGTCTCAAAGTCCATTCGTGCCAATTCCTCCGGCGTGCATCGGTAGAGCGTCCGCAGGCGATAGAGCACGTATCCCCACGGCGGATTGCCGGTCCCGGTCCACAGCACACCGGCAACCCGGTCGATCAGTTTTTTTGTTCCTCCGACTGTCGCTCGCCGTTGACGCACTCCGTAATACAGCGCATCTCGGCAGGCAACAGGTGCTCTAGTACACTCGAATCGTCGGCAGGCAAGGGCAGCGGTTCGCCCCGGTCGTCTACCCAATTCCAGTCGCGCACGTACAGCGCCGTGGTCATCAGGTTCCGGCGTAGGATCACGCTGTCCGGCGGTCGCCGTCGCAGCACGCGGCCCAGCCACCGGCCCAGCTTGTAGCGCCAATTGTCGCGCAGCTCGCCTTGCCGCTGCCGCTCCAGTACCTCGCCCACGGTCATCGGGCGCAGCTTGATCCAGCTTCCCTCGCCCTGCACGCCGGACGTGTCGAACGTGCGCAGGCTTTGCCGTTGTGCCATCGTACCCCCTTGTCAGGCTAGCTGGTATACACGAATGGATCGACGTCGTTGGCGTGTACGGTGAACGATGCCATCGCGGGGCCAGCCTCGGCGGCGTTGGCATCGGGCCACGCCATGTTCGTCACGAGCGCATAGTTGGTCTGCACGCCCTCATTCCCGGCGGTCTCACCGCCCCAGATCAAGCGTAGACAGATGCGCCCGTCACAGGCAGCCTCTCGGAACGCCTCGCGCGCCAGCCGGTATGCCTCCGATGCGTTCGCGTTGAACACGCAGCGGACGACAATGTCCGCAGGTTCGCGCTTGCCCGCCTCACTGATCGACGAATCACCGTCCAGCGTGTACTCGTCGTCTACCATCTTGGCCTGCTCGACGCCTGTCACGCTGTTCACTGATCCGCTCACATCGGTAAAGGCTGAGCAGTCCGAATTGGTGCTGATGCCCACGTATGCGCACCCGACAGGTACAGAACTCGTTGTTTGTGGCATGTTGCCTCACTCCTGGGCCAACTGGCCCTATGATTGTCCTCAGCGCCGCTCTTGAGCGCTGCCGATCCCTAGATAGTCCATGATCTCGGCCTGCCATCGTTCGACGGCAAGCGCGAGTTTATCCACTCGTTCAGCCATTCGGTCGTCGCCTGCATTCACACTGGCCCGAATGGCGTAGGCCACGTCTTTTGCGTCCATCGTCACAAAGCCGATGGTGTCGATGCCCAGCTCGCTCAGCTTGCGCGCCCGACCTTTCCAGTGCGTAAAGGTGTCTAGCGGCGGGGCTTTGACCTCGCT